CAAAATTTCAAGGGGGGATTCATGAGACAGGACAATTTAACACACTCCGATGTAACGATAGTTATGAAGAGGATTAAATGTCAATAATTTTCGTAGTTGAAGATGGAACCGGGAAAAGCACTGCAACTGCTTATATTACTGTTGCGGAGTTTAAGCAGTACTGGGAAAACAGAGGTCGGACATTTACACAGACTGATGCAACTATTCAGACATGGATAAATCAGGCTACGGNNTACATTGACGGCTCTTTTCAGTTTAAAGGCTGCCAGGTGCTTGATACTCAGGCTTTACAATTTCCTCGGTATGGCGTTATCAAATTCAACGGCATTGTCATTGATTCTGATATCGTACCGGTTCAGATTAAAAATTCAACTGCTTATATTGCCTGTCAAGTAGGAGACTCAGTGAGTCTTAATTCAATGCAGACTAACATTAAATCAGAAACATACGGGCCTGTCAGCAAGACTTATTCAGGCCCGGAGTCTATATCTTTTGATTACGTTAAAAAACAGCTCCTGGAGCTGATTGTTTCAGGTAATAAAATAATCAGGGTAAATTGAGAGTTATGAAACGATGGAAATTAAAGCTACTGATATTATCATTTTACTTTTGCGCATTTCTTTGTTTCTCTTTGGCATTGTGTTTTCCGCTCTTGCTGGACTATACAAGACAATGCTCAGACATAGCTATCACATCGGAGAGCTACGGGGAGACAAAAGACAATCACGAGATGAGCAGGGAGCTGCCTAAATGAGTTTTCTTGACTCATTATTTTTTAATAATAAGACTATTGACGTGTTGATTCAGCAGGTTACACAGACATTTATTGACGGGGAGCAGGGCCCTGAAGTATGGTCAAATGTCGAGATTGTCAAGGGGATATTCTGGATCGGAACAATGGCCGACAGGCTTGTCAGTGAAAAACTCAGACCGGAAGTTGACGGGGTAGTATTGCTCCGGCCTTCTGTCAGCATAGACCCTAAAAACAGGCTTTATATATCAGGTAATTATTACACTGTTGTTTATTCTGATGACATAGCCTTTCAGGGCAAAGTTAAGATAGTGGCGGTTAAAAAATATGTCAGTTGAGATATACAAAGTCAAGAATCTTGATGATATTATTCAGAAGTCAACATTCACAGGCGGAGTTCTCGAAACTTGTATAAGAATTGCTACACAGGCAAAAGTATTAGCTCCAGTTGCAAAAGAAAATGGGGGGAGACTCCGAAATTCAATTATGTATCGGACTAAATTGCAAGACGGTATGTTTAATGATTCATCTGGGGTGGCAGCTCCTAAAAAGATAGAATCTGAACCAAAAGAAAATGAGGGTTATGTTGGATCTAATCTTGATTATGCAGTTTATCAGGAGTTCGGGACTCGATTTACAAGACCACAGCCATATTTAAGACCGGCGGCGCTTATTGTCAAAGGAGCGCAGGCAAATGAGATAATAAGACGAGTAAAAGAAGAAACCGAAAGGGGAGTTTTAAAAGCCGGTATGGTAAGAGATAAGTTTATGAGATTCAAGGGAGAATAAATGAGTTTCGGGAAAGAAGAAATATATGTTGCTCTTAATCAAACAGCTATAATCGGACTGCTTGACTCTTACAGCACCGGCAAGGCTTTATTCTCTCAGATGATTATGCCTTCAGATTACACCGGATTTAAAAGCATAAATTTTTATATGACAACCGCATATAACGGCGGTTCTAACTTTGAGCAATATTTTTATACTGCTAATTGCAGAGCAAAGACACAGGGCGAGGCCATGACTATTGCAAAGGCAGCATTTGACAATATTAACAGATCTCATTTTACGGGATTTTATACAGTATGCTCGGTCTTGCCGGTTATCCCTCCGGTTGATGATAGAGATACTTATAATGTACCTGTTGAGATTATTTTGAAAAAACGATAAGGAGATTATATTATGCCCGTACAAACAACATTGACAGATTATGTTTATTTTCCTGATTCATGCAAAGTGGAATATAAAGAAGATGGAGCGGTTTCATATACCGACTTGGGAGCTATAAACGGCGATGTAAACGCAGTATATAACTACGATGTGTCCGAACATGAATTCGCAAATGCAGGAAAAGCACAGACAAAAATTAAAAATCAATCCATAGAAGCTACAATTACTCTTGCGAATCTTAATCCCGTTAATATTGGCAAAATTGGAGGGGGACAATTTACAGTTACAACTACAAATGGAACTCCGACAACTGATATACCCGATCAGGTTATCGCTGCTAATTGGAATGACAATGTTAAGTATGAATTGATTATGCTTACAAGCTCTTCAGATTCGACTAAACTCAGGACTACAGCAAAGCCGACATTAACAAGCGTAACTCTTGATGCTACTTCTCCCGAAACACTTACAGAGAATAATGATTATGTAATTGTTGCGGACACAGGAAGTTATTCAGGATGGAGCATTCAGTTCATATCTGCGAATATGTCAACCGGAACTCCGAAAGCTAATACAATAACAATTGATTACGGCTCTAACATTCCAGTTGCATCAACAACCGTTCATTGTGGTTCATCAAGCGTAGTACTCACATCAGGTTCTTTAAAATTTACGCATACAGATGATTTTGATCTTAAAAGAATAATGGAAATTCACTCTACTGATTTACAACCAGGCGGCATTCAAATAGGTTATAAATCGGCTACATCCGACGGAACAGAGGAAATGCCACTAACAATAAAAGGTAAAATTAATTCTACTCTTACAAATGGAAGACAATTATTCTCATGGACTATAGACAACGGGGCGGCTTAACAGCCCCCCGGACTCATCATTAAATAAAGAGGATGGACAATGGAGAATATTCTTAACTACGAACTTAATTACAGGATTAAAGGCGAGAAGCTGAAGCGTGTTATTGATATAGACTTTGTGCCGAATATCAGACATAAAGAAGCGAGACAAATTCAGGAACTTGTTTTTCAGGTTCAAGCAAAATGGAATAATATTAAAATGCTCGAGCAGGAGATCGAGTTATTGAAGTCTGATAAAGACGCAAAGAAATTAAAAGATGCTGTTGATGCTTACACCATAGAAATTAAATCATTAGAGAATGAGATTAAACTAATCGGCACCGATGGAATTATAGAGAGGCGTATAAATCTTGTCAGGGATATACTGAAAGACAACGGAATTAAAGATACTGACGAGATTATGAATTATGAATTTTGGGATTCTTATGTTGAGCCTAAAGACATCAATGATTTTATTGATGCGGCAATTAACAAGGACATCTCAAAAAAAAAACAGGGCCTAAAATAAAGCGGTTCCATGAGGACAGATTGATAACAGCTCTGAATAAATACTGGAGACCGCTGACCATGAAGGAATATCTTTATCAGATGGATATTCCGATGACTCAGAATGCCGTATGTATTGCACAGTTTCCCCCTGAAGTTGAAAAGTGGATTTGGGAAATTGAACGAAAACCATTTGAGGTGTTTTAATGTCCGCAGTAGTTGGCGAACTTGTATGGAAAGTAACCGGAGACACGTCCGGCATTGATAAGTCTTTAAAGCAGACCGACCAGAAAGCGCAAGGATTAGCCGGTAATTTTAAATCAGCTATGGGTATAATGGCCGGTGCTGTTATAGGTGCGGGCATAGCAAAGAAGATTTTCGACATAGGAAAAGCCAGTCTCAAAGCTGCTGCCGATATGGAGACTCAGACCGTTGCATTTACAACTATGCTCGGTAGCGCGGATAAAGCCCAAAAACTTATAAAAGAAGTATCTCAATTTGCGGCATCAACTCCTTTTCAGCTAACAGAGTTAATTGATGCGTCAAAGAAACTTGTAGCATTCGGTGTAAATTCTGAAAATGTAACCAGTACATTAAGAAAACTCGGTGATGTTTCTGCGGGATTATCAATACCTATTGGAGAACTTTCAGAAATATACGGGAAAGCAATGGTTCAGGGCACACTTTATGCAGAGGATTTAAACCAACTCGCCGGTCGTGGTATTCCGATTTTTACAGAACTCGCAAAAGTCAT